TTCTCCGGCAAGGCCGTCATGACGATCGAGGTGCGCGTCTCGCAAGACAGGCTGGACGGGATCGAGAATCAACTCCAACTGTATGTCGATGCCACGACGCAGGTTCTAGACCAGAACCGGGGCGACTGGGGAGAAGGTATGTACTACGCCGGGTGCTATGAAGCGGCCTTAGGGCCCGTGAAGCATGGCGGGCAAAACTTTATCCAGGTAGGAAAGGTCAGTTTCGAGGTTGGGGTGAGCGACTAAAGCTATGGCTTCGTATATTTCATCCAATGCCAACCGCTTTTACGCGGAACTGGAAAGCAGGTACGGAGAGACGCCGGAGATCACCGCGCAGAACCGCTTCCCGGCTGTAAAGCTCACGGCCAAGAATCAGTTGGAAAAGGCCGACCGGCGCGACAAGACAGGCAGCCGCACGTTCGTCGGAATACCCGCGGGGCTGCGGCGCACGACCAGTTTCGACGTGACAACTTACATGACAAGCTGGGGGGGACAGAGTTCCGGTCCATCTTATGGACCACTGTTTCAGGCCAGTATGGGCGCCTCTCCGGCGATGTACGCGGGAGGGGCAGCCGCGGCGGGTTCCAGCGGCACGTCACTGGTCTTTGCGGCGCCACATGGGCTGGTGGCGGGGCAGGGCGTGTCCTGTAACGGAGAAATCCGGTTTGTCACGGCAATTGTGAGTGCGACGGCCGTGCAGGTGAACGCCCCGTTCTCCAACGGTCCGGCCGCGGGAACCGAGATTGCGCCTAGCATTTCGTATTTTCCAGCGACCGAACTGCCGAGCGCCAGTATTTTCGATTATTGGGACCCCAGCACCGCGCTCCAGCGGATTCTCTGCGGAGCGGCCGTAAACCGGATGACCGTAACGGTGAATGGGGACTTTCACCAGTTTGAGTTCGAGGGAATGGCGCAGGACCTGATCGACAGTTCCAGTTTCGCGGCAGGAATGGGACAACTGAGCAGCTTCCCCGTGGAGCCGGTTATTGGCGCCTTCGACTACTCGATCGTGCCGGGTAACATGGGTGAGGCGTGGCTGGGCAGTACGCCCGGCCAGTTCTATACGATTACGAGCGGGACATTCCAATTAGACAACGGCCTGGATCTGCGGTCGAAAGAATTCGGGACCAACCTGCCGCGGGCTATTGCGCCGGGGCCGCGGTCCGTAACGGCAGCTTTCAGCTTGTATGAACTGGACGATGCCGCGACGCAGGGACTGTACCAGGCGGCGCGGCAGCAGTCGCCGGTAAGCGTGATGTTTCAACTCGGCCAGCAGGCCGGCCAAGTTGTGGGCGTTTACATGATGAGCGTGGTACCGGTGGTGCCTGAGTTCGACGATAGCGATAACAGGCTACAGTGGAAATTCCAAGAATCGAAGGCGCAGGGGACTACGGACAACGAGATCGTGGTGGCGTTCGGCTAGCGTTGAGGCGAATGCGAGGGCCGATTAACAATCGGCCGCAGGTTGTCAACCTGCCGCACAAGAAAGCTTGGCTCGCCGGCGGGTCTGGAGACCCGCCGCAGGCGTGGACGCCCGCCCCACATTGACAGATCCACAACGGATGGATAGTGAGAGAAGGCTGTGTTGGCTGGTGGCTAAATGGAATACTCTAGTGTTGAAACCATTGAATCCGCGGTGGCTCCCGGGGTAAGCTTCACGGTGGTTAAGATGTCATTTGGGCGCCGGGTTGAGCTGACGCGCCGCATCCGGGAATTAGCGGCACGGAAAGAGTTCGTCGAGGCGGCCGACACTCCCGACGAAAAAATGGAAGCCGCGCTGCTGGCTTCGGAGATCGACCGTATCTATCTGCTTTGGGGCTTGAAGGAAGTCACGGGTCTGGAGTTGGACGGGTTGCCGGCGACTCCGGAGTCACTGGCGGCGAGCGGGCCTGAAGATTTGTTCCGGGAGGCTTTGGCCGCCGTCAAGCAACAGTGCGGATTGTCGGAATCCGAAAGAAAAAACTGATCGTCGCATTCCATTTTCAATTCTCCAACCAGGCCGGGTGGGAGTGCGCGACTTGCCGTAAAGCCGGCCTGGAGACGAAGCGCAGGTGCGGCTGGATGGCGCCAGCACTTGAGACGCCGGAGCGGGTGGTGTGGGCGAGAAACAATGTGGCGAGCAATATCTGTCCAAGATCGTTTATCACGGCACAAAGCATGGCATGGATCGAGGAGTATCTGGTGCGGCGTAAGTTAGGGCAGAGGGGAATCGACGGTTTGGGGACGCGCGAGGTGGAAGCTTTCCTGATTCTGGAGCACGAGCTTACGCAAGCAAACGGCAGCCCCGGCGCTGGAAACCGACACAGCGGTTCTGAGCCACGAGGGAGAAATGCCTAACACAACGCAGCAGACACTTCTGACCGCGTTCAACCAGGCGTCGCAGAGCTCGGCGAGCGGACAATCGTCAACAACCGAGCAAGGCCTAATTGACGCTCTGGGACAAGCCACCCAGGTGGTCGACTCCTTGACGCAGGCGACGGCAACCAACACTGACGCCTTAGCACAGAACAGTCAGGCAAAGAGTTCCAGCGGCGGTGGAGCGGCATCGGATGCGTTAAGCACGGCGAGCCAGTTTCTCGGCGGCGGGGGTAGCCTCATGCCGCTGGTATCGCTGTTTTCCAGCCTATTTGGAGGGGGACAGTCTCAACAACCCGCGTCCCTAGTACCTTTCTCGCTCCCTCCGTCTCTGAACCTGGAGTCCACCACCAACAACCAAGACGTGGTCTGGGGCGAGAACGGTCTGCCGCGCCCCGCAGCAAGTGGCGGGGGGGCGAACGCGGGCCAGCAGATCACCGTCCAGGTGCAGGCTATGGACAGCCAGTCGTTTCTCGATCATAGCGACGATATCGCGCAAGCAGTCAGACAGGCGATGTTGAACATGAACTCCATCAACGACGTAGTGACGAACCTTTGACGGCCATGTTCCCGACGCTAAAGACCGGCGCCGTAATGCAATACCCGGCGAAAAGGACACTGCAGTTCAACACCGACGCGATCCGTTTTTTGGACGGCACCGAGCAGCGGTTTCGAGATAACCCGTCGGTGCTGCATCGGTGGACCATCCAACTCGACTTGCTGGACGAATCCGAGCTAGCCGCGTTAGACGAGTTTTTCGTATCGAACCAAGGCAGGTTCGGCAGCTTTTCCTTCACCGATCCATGGGACGGAACGACCTATCCGAACTGCAGCCTGGGCGCGGACACATTCGGTTTTCAACTGAGGGGCGAGATGCGGGGCAAAACGACGCTGATCGTCTGCGAGAACAGGACCTAAGATGTTTTACTTTCCACAACTCTCATCGGGCGCAACCGGCCAGTTTCCAATCACAAGGCAACGCTCTGCAAGGACGGTGGTGAATCAAAGCTGGCAGGGCTACCAGGTCAAGCTGGCCGATCCGGGAGCGGCGATCACGGATTGGCATTTATCGTTCGCCGAAATGAGCGATCAGGAGTTGGCCGCTTTGGAAGCTCTTTTTCAAGCGGTCGAGGGGCGGCTTACGCCGTTCACTTTCCTGGATCCAGCCGATAACCTGTTGGCGTGGAGCGAGCAGCAAAGTCAGGCGGTCTGGCAAGCGGGGCCGCTACTGACCCTGACAGGCGGCGTGACTGATCCGATGGGAGGCACGGCCGCCTATCAGGTCAGTAACCCGACGGCCGCAACATTGACGCTACAGCAATCGATTAACGCGCCCGCGTCTTTGGACTACTGTCTCAGCGTTTACGCGCGCAGCGACCAGAGCACGCAGGTGTGGCTGGTGCGCGGCTCGGCGACGGAGGCGCAAGCGATCGGCCCAGTGTGGACCCGTCTGACGTCCGCCGGGCAGCTCCAAGACACAGCGGACTCCATTAGTTTCGGCATCGCGCTGGATCCCGGCGCTACGGTGGACATATTCGGAATTCAAGCGGAGGCGCAGACCGCCGCGTCGCTTTACAAACAGACGGCCGAGACGGGTGGCGTTTACCCGAACGCGAGGTTTCGGGACGACGCGCTCACGATCACGACAGTAGGCCCAAGCCGCCATTCCTGCGAGTTGGATATCGTCAATGTTGAGTATCTATGATTTGAAAGAGATGGCGGTGACGGACACACCGTTGCTGCTATTTCAGTGCGTGCTACAGAACGGGCAGGCGGAGTACTGGAGCACCCACCAAGTGACATATTCCGGCAACACCTACGCGCCGCGGGTGATCAAGCACAACGTGTTCTCGGTTCAGACGTCGTCCGGTCAGGGAGTGGATGCGATTCCGCGCGTGTCGCTGTCGTTGGCAAACGCCGATTCCTACTTCTCGGAATTGGAGCGATCGGTGGGTTGGAAAGGCGCCACGCTGACCGTGACGTTCTTGTTTTACAATCTGCTGGAAGCCGTCGCGACATCGGATGCCGCGGTCTTATTTCAGGGCATCGTCAACCCGCCCGACCAAAGCACCGAATCGTTATTTCAACTTTCGGCCGTGAACTGGATGAACATGCAGAGCGTGCTGTTGCCGCCAGTTCGGATCCAACGGCGCTGTCCGTGGCTATTTCCATCTACTCCACAGCAGAGGCAGGAAGCGGTGGATGGGGGCAGCAGCGGGCAATACTCGTTGTTCTACGCTTGCGGATATTCACCCGATCAGACCGGCGGCGTCGGCGCCACGGTCGGCGGCGTACCCTACACATCGTGCGCCTACACACGGCTGGATTGCGAAGCCCGGGGGATGTTCTCAGGACCGATGCGGTTCGGCGGGCTCGAGTTTGTGCCGTCATCCATTCAGGTACGCAGTTACGGCAGCGGGTGGCAGTACGCGGCCGTGGACGACAACATTGCGATCTACAACGACTTTGTCCCGTTGCTATACGGCACCGCGTGGTATCGCCCCCCCATCGTATTTACGCGGAATGACGGAAACCTGACGTACATGGAAGTACTGCTGGGGATGGGCCCCATCCAGGACGTGCAGACGGTGCTTGTGAACCAGATCCAGATTCCCGTCGGGCAATCCGGCCGGAACATGACCTCGACGGGTTGGTACAACGCGATCAGCCCAGGCGGCCGGAACGGAGCGTTCGATCCCAATTTCACGGACGCAGCGGGTAACCCGGCCGGCGATCCTTACGGCAGCATGGCCTATCTCTCAGTCGTCGTGCCGAATCAGATCAGCAACGGTCTGTCGCTGCCCACCGTGCAGGTCCTGGCGGATGGGCTGCAACTGCCGATTTACGGGTTTGACGGCAGTTACCAAAGCACAGAGTTCACCGCTAATCCGGCATGGATTCTGCTGGATATTCTGCAACGGAGCGGGTGGGGGACGAAAAACATCGATCTGACAACCTTCGCGGCGACTGCGGCGTATTGCGATCAACAGATACAGGCACAGGATCTGAACGGGAATAGCATCATGATCCCGCGCTTCCAGTGCAATTTGTGTTTGCAAAGCCGACGCAACGCGGCAGACACGATCCGGGGAATTCGGAACGCAGCCCGGCTGCTGTTCACGTACAGCGTGGGCGGGTTGCTTCAATTGCAAGTCGAGAACGCCATTGCACTGCAGCAGCCGACGCTCCCCGCGTGGAGCAACAGCACGGAACCGCTGAATGGCGGCTGGCCGGCATATGAGTTCAGCGACGGATCGACAGGCATCGCGAATATTCTGCGCAAAGCCAACGGCGAGCCGAGCGTGAAAATGTCATCCCGTAGCATCGCGGACACACCGAACCAGGTGACCGTGGAGTTTCAAGACGCGTTCAACGGATATCAGCAGGACAGCCTGCTCACAGTCGACGTGGAGGATGTCCAGCTTACCGGCCAGGTGATTACTACATCGCTCATGGCGTTGGGGATTCCGAATTACGATCAGGCCGCGCGCATCTCTCAGTTCACACTGGACAAGGCGGTCGGCGGCAACACTTACATTACATTCGATACCAGTGTAAAAGCCCTGGGCCTGCGCCCTGGCGACATCATCACCGTCACCTACCTGAAAGAAGGCTTTGAGCGCCAGCCCTTTCGGATAACTAAGATTGCGCCGGGGGCGAACTACAGGATCACCACGATTACGGCGCAAATCGAGCAGGATGAATGGTACGCGGATACCAACGGCCAGGTGCCGGGAGGCACTGGGACGTCCATTCAGCCCAATTCCGGCGTAGGGGTACCAAGGCCGTTACTCGGTAACACGATCGACTCCGGCGGCAACCTGGAATACCAGATTGCCGAGAGCTCCAATAACTCCAGCGACGGCGGTGTCGACGAAGCGTTAACGGTGGCCTTTGTCGTGCCCTCGACCACTGCAACCGGCGGACCAGGTATACCGCTGGTTAGCCTTGCGGCCACGATCGCGGCAAGTGGCACGCTGGCAGGGAACCAAGTATTGTATTACGCGGTGAGCGCGCTGGATTCCGCGGGAAACGAAAGCGGTCTCTCGTTCGTGATACTTGCCAGCATACCGGCAGGGTCAAACACGAACAGCGTGACCCTGACGGGGCTAAGCTTCGACGCCAGCACGGTAAGTTTCAACGTATACCGGGGACCGAATTCACAGCAGTTGGGCCGGATCGCCGCCAGTCAGCCTCTGAGCAGCAGCTTTACCGACACGGGATTGGCGGCGCAAGTGTGGGCGCCAACCGATCCGAATTTCGATCATGCGAACTTCTATTGGCGGACGGAGCTACAGCCTCCATACGCCGCAACCATCGCGACCGCCAACACGGTTGGCAACAGCACCGCAGAGATGAGCGGTACCAATTATACGGGCATGATCGTCCGCATTCTCAGCGGGACGGGTGCAGAACAGGAATACACAATTGCATCGAACACGGCCACGATTCTCACGCTGACCCAGCCGTGGAGCGTACAACCGGATGCTACCAGCTTGTTCGCAGTAGCGGAAGCGGCGTGGCATTTTGCCGCTACTGCCAAAACCAGCCCGGTGCAGTTCGAGATTCCGAACGAGACGGGCGTCACGCTGCACATACAGGGGAGAGGCGCAAATGTGAACAATCTGGAAGGGCCCCCGTTATTATCGACGCTGACGCGCTGGACAATCGGTGGCGGAGGCGTAGGGGATACGGCGGCTCCGCCGCAGCCGATCTTCGGGCTAGGCACATCGTCACTCCAAAGCGGCACGGTAGAACTGAGCGGGGTCTCTTTCCCGACGCTCACCAACACCACCAGCATAACGGCAGGTACGCTGACGCTGTACTACTGGAACGAACTAATAGGGAGCAGTCCATACTCGGCCGCCTCGGCGATGGCGGCAACCGACACCTTGCTGAATCTCACGCCGGCCGGGACTGCCGATGCGGGGTCGTTCGTGCAGGTCGAGGAGGAGGTCATGCAAGTGGCGGGCGTCGCAAACGGCGGGCTCCAATACCAAGTGACCCGCGGCATGCATGGCACCACCGCGACGTCCCATAGGGCACAGGTTCCTGTATACCAGTTGTTGAGCACCGTCGCGGTAGTCCCCTTTCCTTTGAGTTTCTTCGGCAGCCCACTTAGCGGCAATTGGAGCTATCCGATGCCGCTCGCTAACACAAAGGTGGCCAGCGCGGAGTTGTTTGTCACGAATACGAGAGGCAACAGCCCGACAGCCGCGATTAACCTGACACAGTCGGTGGATTATGGTTTGCGGACGCTTTCCGGCGGACAGTACTCGTTCCAGGTGCAAGGATTCCTGGCGGTGGACAGCGATCCGGCGCCGAACGTGATCGTGGAAGCGCCGCATGCGGTCGAAGATGTGTATGCGGTCGTGAAACAGGCTCCCGTTGGGGGCTCCATAATAATCACCGTGAGCCAGAATGGATCTCCCTACTGCATTCTGACAATTCCCGATGGCGGCACGGCTTCGCCCAGCGTGGACGGCTTCGGGATGCCATTGCTGGCGCAAGCGCAACTCAGCATCGCAATTACCGCAGTCGGACAGAGCAGTCCAGGCTCGGACCTCACGGTAATCCTGCGGCTGTGACCAGGCGGCCAAACGCATGACCACGCTTCAGAAGCTCACTCCCGACCAGGACTTGCAGTGCTACTTCTATCAGCCCTCGGCAGTGGCGGCCCTGAGCGCCACGAGCGCGAACGGATTCACGGTTTCGGGTTGCTGGCGCACGCAGTCCGACTGGGTGGTCGTCGAATGGAATCGCGACAACGTCTTCGAGCACCCGGTATTCCGCAACCTGCCGGACGGCGATTTGAGCGGGCTACAGCTTTCTTACCAGGAGACCCGCACCAACTGCATTGCAATCGATTCGGCGCTATATCCAACCGTGGACTGGCCCTATCTTCGCGTGTGGGCCGATTCCGGCACCGGTGAGCAGCTTTACAGGATCCCGTTGATTGGTCACGCCGCACCGGCGGCGGGAAGCTATGGAGCCGCGGCGGCGACTTTCGAACTGCAGGGTACAGCGACGGGCGCCGACTACATCGAGTTGGCGTGGGATGAAGAGCATTACACGTATCAACTGTACGGCGCCGACACGCTGGAGTCAGCCGCGGCGGCACTGGCTAACAGCATCAACACGTTCTCACAATCCATGCGGGCGTCGGCGACTGGCGCATCGATCACCCTGACGCTCGCCAACAGCGAGAGCGGCTCGAACGGCAACCGGATCGGTGTTTATGGGAACGCTTACAGTGCGCCGCCTGGAACGCCGACGGAGACTTGGCAACCGGGATGGCAACTTCTCAGCGGCGGCGTATCGCCGAGCCAGTGGCAGGTCAGGCTGGACTTCAGTTCCATCAGTGGACTGGATCATACGGGGGCCACGGTGCCGGTACCCATGAATGCGGTGCGCAAGATGCGCTGGACATGGGCCGCCGACCTGCAGCCGGGCGATTTCGCACGCAGCGAGTTTGCAGTGACAGTGTCGAACTGGACGGTTGGCGGCACAAACCGCAATTACCAAGTGGCCGGCTTCGGAAGCTGGCGCGCGGAGGACTCGGACGTTTCAATCGGCTATACAGGCCAGTGGGCGACCGCTATCGGCAATTACTCCGGCGGGTCGATCAGTTATGCAACCACGCCAGGCGCCGGTGTAACTTACTCCTACCAATCGCCGCAAAGCCATATCCTGAATTTGGGCACGCGCAGATTCCCCACCGCCGCGCAGCTAACGGTTCAAGTGGATCGGAATCCGGTACAGGTGTTGAACGTGGCGCTTCCGGGCGAAGATGTCCTGGTGCGATGGGACCTGGGAACGATGGCCGGCGGGACTCAGCACACGGTCACGATTACGCACACAGGAGCGCTTGGAGATCCTTTCTATTTCGATTTCCTGGAGATTGCGATTCCGACCGGAGCTCTTCCCGCTTTTCAGCCGGACCCGCAAACGACACTGGCTACCGACTGGGACACGCTACACTCGCAGGCCTTGGCGCCGGAGCGGACCGCGTGGCTAATCCAGGTGCTGGGATTCACCGGCAGGTCCAATCACTATGCGGGCGCGCTATGGTTCTACGAGTTGGTTGGTGCGGGCCAACAGTACGCCACCGGGACGATCGCGTTCTCCGGCACTTCGCAGTTCGGAAAGATAACGCAAGTATCTTTGGGACCGACCGAGTTTACGCACCTGAATCTTATCGGCGACACACCTTCCAGCCTGGCGCAGGCGTTCGCGCTTCTTATAAACGAAGGGGCCACCGGCGTGTGGGCGCAGGCCAACGATGGACTGCTCACGATTACCGCGCGCGCGATGGGCAGCGCCGGCAACGGACTCACGCTAGCCGTGGATGTGGGCGGCAGTACGACGCTGCAGGCACAGACGAGCGGAGCGCTGGCGGGCGGCGTGGATGGCGACTGGCTTACCGATTTGACCGCCACGCCGCGTATCAACCGCGCGGCACGCGACTGGAGCCAGAGTTTCTACACGGCCCTCAATGGCTACGGTATCGAGCCGACGGTTTCCTTCAGCACGGAACTGGGAAATGGCGATCCGTCGGCGGCCGCTGGCATCGCACAGTGTTATCCGGACGGCAGCCCATGCCGCGTGAACACGCCGGCGTTGCAGACCAATTTCTCGCCTTCGAGTCTGGCTTACTGGCAGCAGGTGTATCTTGACATGGCCACCGTCATGGCGGCTGCCGGAGTGCAACCGTATCTGCAATTCGGCGAGGTGCAGTGGTGGTACTTCTGCCCGCCAACAGACCCGGCCAATGGCAATTGGAAGCCGTCCACAAACGGGGGCATGCCTTTCTATGACGCCTACACTACCGCAACGTTTCAGTCGCAGTATGGGCGGCCCTTGCACGTGTTTACGGACCCGAGCAACGACCCCACACCATATCCGCAGGAGTCAGCTTTTCTGCCTGGACTGATCGATCGGTTCACCGCCGCAATCATGGCCTTTGTGCGGCAAACATACGCGAATGCGCAGTTCGAAGTGCTGTACCCGCCGGACACCAACGACGCTCCACTGACGAGTGTAATCAACTTACCCGCGCAGTGGTCTCCAGCGAACCTCAACGGCTTCAAGACCGAGAATTTCACCTATACGGGCGACTGCGATCTGGACAAGGCTGTCACTTCAATCGATCTGCCGATGCATCTGGGCTTTGCGCCGGCGAATAGCGCGCACCTGGTGGGCATTGGAAATTACATGGCACCGTGGGCGAAGGAGTCCCGCATTGCAAAGGGGTTGAAGATGGGGTCGGTGGTGCTGTTCGCGCTGGACCAATGCTGCCTGATCGGCTACGGGTTGCCGCTTTCGCCCTCGCCCGGGCTCGGACTGTTCATGGGCTCGTAA